GGTGTTTTTTTTTTTTTTTTTTTTGGAATATATAGAGAATGAATCTTGGAACTAGTGTGGTGATCTTATCAGCCGGCTATGAACCATCCATTTACTCTATTTCTAGGGATTACCTACCGCTCTATTTCATGAGTTTAGCGGGACTTTGACCGTTGCAATGTATACCTTTGTGCCTAATTACTCAAGCACATTGACGCATACAATAAACTGGTCGGTGTCGCACGCCAGTTCTAGAGCTATGTTTTCTACTACTAAGTTTCTAAAAAACCCAGTGGGAAAAGAAATTACTGCAAACCAACAATGGCTACAGTGTAGTAGAAACGAGGTTGAAGTGGTCTACTTCAACACATGAATTGTTGGTCTAATATTCGGCAAGTCTATCCTCCAAATAGGTGGAATACGACTTGACGTCTGGGTAGATGCCGGTCTTAGAGTAAAACGCTTTCGTTAACTTGGGGACCCATTCATCAAACACAGATTCGCTGTGAACAGAGAGTTCTCTGCACGCAGCTTCAATATTTTCGCAGGTTGCGGCTTCGTGATTTGGACAATCACGAATCCAGTTGCACATCTCAAGACACGTGCCCAAATCGAGAGGGGCAAACCAAATGGCTCCATCCTCTCGGAAAGCTCGCTTGAGATATCCAACTTCACTGAGCGTCTTATAATCTTGCATATTGCCAGACTTATTTTCGTCAGTGTAGATCATCCCGAAGGTAGCATACGCTTTCGACACAGTGTTTTGATTAAACCAGTCTGCAATAGACATGGCAAAATTAATCACGTTGTCGTCACCGTATGAAACCATAGAGACGTTATCTTTGAATTCAAATCCGGACAATCCAGCAGCACGCATACACCTATAAAAGGCGATACGCATTGACACTGAATTGTAGAATGAGTTCAAAATTGTGGTAATTGGATTACCACTGGGTTGGGAGTGTGTGCAACCATAAAACTGGTCACCACACAGATGGATAGAATTGAAAATATCCAGAAAGAGGGTATGACGCAAAAGTGCATTCTCCACTCCATCATCATACCATTCGTTGATTACATCAACGAAAGCATACATGATGCATGAGTTCAATGTTCCATCGAACTTGGAGAAGTCACCAGCGAAAACCGCCTTTCCGAACTTCTTCAGTTTCTTGGCAGTACGCATCCAATCTCGAGAGAAAGGGTTCGTGCCAATTGACTGTTCATTATCAATTCTGTTCTCCATAACATTGGCCATAAAACCAAGGAAATACATCCTGAATAATACAAGATAGTCCATGGGACCCGAGGAGAACACACGGGTCTCGAGATTGTCAACTTTCTTGAAGTTGCGTCTCTCGTCTTTCAAGGTATCGGT